CATTGCCTGTTAAAGCACCTACAAATGTTGTAGAAGTGACAGAAGTTAATCCTGCAAATGTAGTAACAGTTGCACCTAAAGCTACGGCTGTAGAACCTATTGTAACGCTTGAGTTAGTCAATGCGCTATTAGGAATAGAAGTTAAACTAGCACCTGACCCACTAAAGACTGTTGCACTTAATGTACCAGTAAATGGGTTAAAGTTATATTTAGTTGATGCGACATATTCAGTTGAAATGCTACCTGTCGTTACACTTGTGAATAATGGATAACGTACAGCATTAGTTGTCGTGTCATCAGTAATAGCAATTGATGCAGTTGGTGATGCCCAAATAGGTGCGCTTGCACCTTGAGAAGTTATTACTTGACCACTAGAACCAGTTGACCCTGCTAAAGCTAATGTAGAACTAATATCTAATGTAGTAACTTTTGCAGTAGATGCTGTACTTGCACCTATTGCCATGTTATTCATATCACCTAAAGCTGTAGGGTTAATGCTTACATGACCTGTCCCTGTAGGTGACATATCAATATGGGCATTAAGCCCATTCATATTAATAGAGCCATCTACTGTACAATTAGTACCACCACCTGCGCCCCATTGGAAACAAGCAGCACCACTTAAATTGCGTAATGAACCGCCAGCAGAAGTATTGGCATCATAATATGTACCTTTATAGGCTGTATTAGCAGTAATGGTCGTGCCTGTAATAGCTGCGGCTGTTGTGCCACCTATTGCTGGTGGTGCAGATAAATCTAATGTGCCACCAAGCGTTAAACTACCAGTTGATGTTACTGTACCAGTTAGCGTTAATCCATTGACTGTGCCTGTCCCAGATACGCTAGTGACAGTACCTGTAGTAGGTGTTGCCCATGTAGGTACACCACCTGCAAGAGTTAAAACTTGAGTATTAGAACCTGTTGCTAAAAATGTAGTAGCACCTGCACTTGTTTGATACGGTACATTACCTATTAGACCACCTGCTAGATTTGTTGCGGTAGTCGCTGTAGTTGCTGTAGTTGCTGAACCTGCTGTAGTCGCAGTCGCAGCGTTACCTGTGATTGAACCTACAATAGTATTAGTGACAGTTAAATCAGTTAGTGTGCCTACACCTGTTATGCCTGTATATGAGCCACTTAATCGTGCTGTATCAATCGTACCGCTTGTTATTTGTGTACCAGCAATGGCAATGTCTTGGTCAGTAAAGCTAGTGAGTTGACCTTGAGCATTAACTGCACCTGTGACTGTTTTACTAGCAGAACCTTTAGTCGCTGCTGTCACACCTGTATTAGTAATTGAGAATTGTGAGCCAGTTAGTGTTAATCCTGTACCTGCTGAATAAGTACCTGCACCACTAAACTGAACAAAGGTAATTGCAGTAACACCTATTGTGCCACCTGCTTGACTTGTGCAGACCCAGCCACTATTAGCTTGAGTTGAACCGCTTTCAACAAATGTAAACGCACTAGGCACTTCTGCCCATGTGTTCATATCAGCAGACCTTGACCATGCTGTAGCACTTGCTACATAAATACCGTTATTAGCTTGAGTAGATTGATTCTTAACTAAAACTCTATCACCTGCTACTAGCAATATGCCATCAATCGTTAATAGCCCTGATAGTGTCGTGATGTTTGCAGTAGATGCCGTTAAACATGATGCTTTAATGTCTAGCCCTTGTGCTACTGCATCAACATAAGCCTTATTAACTATGTCAGTATCGTTAGTAGGTGTAGCAGTAATAGAACCTGTTGTTGTTTGTATGTCTGTAAATACACCTGTGCTAGGTGTTGTTGCGCCAATAGTAGAACTATCTATTGTGCTGTTTGTGATGTGTAACCCTGTTTGATTAGGGTCAATATTCGCATAAAACGGTGTACCTGCTGGGCCTATTAGCGTGACTAATTCAGCCGTTTCAGTAAAGATACCTTGAACAGGTACAATATTAATCGTGCTTGTTTTAGCGGTATCATTTGACATTATTAATCTGCTAATGTGGCTGTAATATAAAGTGTATTTGTACCTGTACTAATACCTTTCATATAAAATGGACCTTGAGGTACTGCAATTACAATTGGATAAGTCATTGCCGCTGGTAATACATAACAGCCACTAATACCTGTCGTTGCTACAACTGGCACAGTCACAGTTGAATTATTTGAAAATTCTACACCTGCTATACCAGAACCTGTATTCAATAATTGAACATAGTTTACTTGGTCATTAGTGCTAGGTGTAATAAGTAAAGCATCTGATGCTGTAGTAGTTAAATCTAAAGCGTATGTTCTGCTTGCTAAACGCATTGCTGATAAATTGACCATGATAATTCCTTTAATATACGACCTGCCTAGTTAAAGACAGGCCGTAATTTGATTTAGCTGCTTAAATCGTAACCATAAATATATAAATCACCTGTTGCTGCAGCACCTTGTGCTACTGATGTGTATAAATATAAGTTTTGTGATGTTACAGCCGTTGTAACAACAGTAGCCAATTGCGCTACTACAGTAGAAGCACTATTTGCAGTTGATACAGCATTAGCACGAATAGTAGTGCCACTTGCTGTTGGCCCTGTAAAGATACCAATTTCTGCAGTCGTTAAATTGACAGACACGTTAGTTAAAATTGCGTTAGATACAGAATATGTTGTTGCGTTAAGAATCGGCAAAACTGTATCGCCTACAGCGTTAAGATTAACGCCTTTTGCTACAGTCAACAAACGAATAGCTTGGTTGGTACTTAAGTTAGACGGATGTGGATTGTTGGTTACTGCTGGTCCGGGATTGCTCATGATATTTTCCTTTACGTTTAAATAGGAGTGGTGTTACCCACTCCATTGTTACTAAGCTGCTACTCGGCAAGACAATTCTGGGTAAAGTGGGGCCCAACCGTACAGCACATCTAAACGAGTCGGAATAGAATCGTTATTGATAGTGTATTGGCGAACTACACGCATTGATAAACCAATTTCTTTATCAGATGCACGACCAGCAAAATGAACACCATCAGGCAACTCTAAGTCGGCTACAGCTAGTGTAAACGCATTACGGTGCATAATGATATTTTGTGGTGATGTGATACCAGTTTTGTCAAAGAACGCAACAGCTTGTGCGCCTGTGCTTGTTACAGATACGTTTTGGAATTGACCAGCAGTAATAGGTGCAGGTGAAACATTAACTGACAATGTTGTGCCTGTGCCTGATACATCTGCATTAACTACAAAGTTACGCAACTTGTTAGTACCATATGCTTGACGGTTTTGTGGGTTGACTGCATAAACACCAGCAATCGTGAACACATCACCTTGTTTCAAACTTACTGCACCACTAGCGATAACAGCGATATTAGCACTTGATGCCCAACCACTTGTTAAGAAACCAGTTGCTGTAGTTACGTTCAATGTTGCTGTACCTGCAAATGAGCCAAATGTGTGTGATACCACGTTCTGGTCCATTTTCCAGTTCATACCAGCAGAGTCACGACCCATCAAACCTTTACGATATTGATTAGAGATAACGTCAGCAGGAACAAACAAACCTTTTAAGCTATCAACAATAGTTGCTGATGTAAACGGTTCAACAATACATGACCTACGACCATCACGAGGTGCGCCTTCTGAATCTAAATAAGCACCAGCAGTTAAGTAGGTGATTAAACCAGTTGGTGGTGTACCAGCAGTACCAACAATGTTGGCAGTATTGTTTGCAGCCGTGATTAAACCATCACGGTCAATCTTATTCGCAATAGCCGCTACAGCAGGTTTCAATACACGGTCAGAGAACATATCTAAAGATAGTGCTAAGTCTTGTGTAGTGAATTGTGTATCAACGTGGAATTGAGTTGAAAGAGTAACTGGAACTGATGTTTCGTTAAAGTCCTCAACATTCAAAGCTGGGCCAGTAGTACCAATGAAACGACCCGGTTTACGAACATTGACTGTGTTACCGATTTTTGCACCAACTACAGCGAATTGGTCATCATAGTTACGGTCAACTTCTGATGTAAATGTAAGCTCATTCTCTAAAACCATCAACGCTTCATTGGTGATTTTAGAAATGGTTAATAAATTATTAGCCATGATATTTCCTTTATAAAATTAAATAGTGTTTAGCTACCTAATCTTACCAGCTTGTCGTGACTGCTTCCATTGTTGATATGTGCCGTGATATTCACCATTGGTGTCTATTCCAGCATCAACATTAGTAGAAGTTGACCTAAGCGGCTTGATAGGCGCAGGTGCTTTACTTCTAGCGACAGCAGGTTTTTCAGCAGTTTCTACATTCTCAAAACGTGCTTCCATCTTCCCTATTTCACGAAGCGCACTAGACATAGACATACTAGATAATTTAACGCCAAGCTCTGGGTTCTCTGCCAAGTAATACAATATTCTTGGCCCAACGTCTGATTCTATAATCGCATCACGTACAAGGTCACTTACTACAACCTCACTTGATGTTATCATTTCCTCATAATCTGGTAACTCTGCTTTAGTAGCATCTATACGCTGTTGCCATGTTTGCATGACTTTACTGCGTTCATCTGCTACCTTGCGTTCCTCATCTTGCCTATCTCTATTTCTTAGTGCTTCTTCAGCCGAGTATTGTGCTAATGCTTTTGCGTATTCAAAGGCATCAGTAAACTGTGACGGCTGTGGCTCTACATTCTCATCAACAACTTGAGGTGTAACCTTTCTTTCGTACTCACTTAGTCTAGCTTCTAGTGCTTCTCTAGCTTCACGTTCTTTAGCCAATGCTTGATTAGCTTGTTCACGTTGCTTAGTCAGTTCACTAAACCGCTTTTCTAGTTTAGGGTTAGACTTCTTTTCTTCTGTTGCTTTAATCTCTTCTTGTCCACTCTGTTCTTCTGTTTCAACTGGCTCTGTAGGAGTTTCCTCTACTACAGCCTCATCTTGAACATCATCAGCTAGACCTAACCTATTTGCATAAAATTGCTCTGCATTTTCATTCGTTACTACACTTCCTGCTTCTTTTTCTGACATGGAATACTCCAAGAGTTTTACCCAATGAACCCATTGGTAGGTTTAATGCTAATTCTATACTTATATCTTTTGTTTGTGCAACTATTTAGATTTTGTTACTTACCAATATATTTTTTACCTTTGTCATCACGATATGCCATGTACACAGATGAATCTTGTTTTCTTTTATCTTCATGATGCTGAAATGTGCCTTTTGACAATTCTGGATGTCTGAACCCATGATTATATAAAACTTTAACTGATGCTGTTGATGATGCTTGACCACCTAAATCATCATGTTTGCTTAATGCGTGTTTAAGTAATTTAGCACCAATGCCTTCACCTCTTTTATTCTCATCAACTACAAAATCAACTATTGATTGTTTTCTAGGTGAATATTTAGTATCTTCATGTTGAATATCTATATATCCACTTGGCAATTCGTATTTAGTACCTTTTTCTTTAACTAAACTTGTTGATTCTTTAATCTCTGGTTCATCTACAGGTGCGACTTGACCACGTTGTTCCATAAATTTACGGTCAAATTCCTCTTTAATTGAACCGATAACTGTAGGCATGATTAACTCCTATTGCTGTTCATTAGTAAATGGATTGGGATTGCTATAAACATCTTGCACACTTGCTGCAGCATAATTGCCTTGCTCTATATCTCTACGTGCTAGTTCTTTCTCTAAACGTGCTGTGTCCATGTTATGTAATAGCAACTGAACAATAGCATCAATCTCTGTCTTATTCTGGCTAGTAATAGCTCTAGTGTTTTGGTCATTAACTCTGACCTCTGCCATAGTCTCTGTATTATGCGCCCTTGATGTTACATCCATCAGTTTACGTTTAGTTTCACCATCTTGTTTGACTTGTTCTGTATCTGTTCTGTCTTTGATGACTTGTTGTAGCTTCTGAATAACTTGCTGTGCTTCTTGTAGCTGTGCATCTTGTTGTTTTAACTGCATCTGAACTTGTGGTGGGACTTTAGACTTATCATCTATTTGTGCTAGTGGGTTATTAACTGCAAGTCTATCTGCAATCGTTTCAGCACCGGGGAAGTCCATATTTCTAAAGATTAAGTCACCTGCTTGTTGCATTAAACTAGGGTCTGCTGCTAACAATGTCATCATTGCATCTACGGCTTCTTGACGTTTGCTGTTGTAGCCCGGTCCTGTGTCCATAACTACATCATATTCACCTACAGTTACATCATTGAGTATCTTAAAGACACCTTCCTCATCTTGACCATACTGATTGATAGTCATTAGTTCAGGCTTACCATCAGCACCTATGATGCGTAGTACACGTTCTCTATCATAAATCTTAGGTATTAAGTCTAAGATAATACGACCACAATGACGCATTGAACGTGTCAGATTGTCATAGTAATGGAAGTTCACCATATCTACTTGCTGTTGCTGACCTTGCAGAGCTTTACCTGATATATTGCCTGTAGGTAATTGAGCAGGGTCAAATACACCAATAACTTGTGCTAAATCTTGAGTAATACCTGCTGCGGCTGCCATGATGCCAGTTGGTGGTGGCTCTGGTTGCAGTCTTTGTGGTGCAGGTGCTGGCATACCTTCAATATCTTTTTGCTTATAGCGTAAGACAGCAGTTGCTTTTATGTTAGCTTGCGCCCATTCGTTCTCATGACCCTCATCTTGGCCTTCTGCGATTAACCATTTAGCTTTAGGTGCTAGAGCAACTGATTCTGTAATAGAAGTTGTCCAGAAGTTATACATACGCTGTGGGTCTTTAGCCATTCTGACTAAGCCATATTTCTTACGTTTGCTTTCTACTACAAGCTGTTGACCATAAGTTGGAATGATAGGGATAAACTTACCTGCCCATGTACCTTCTTCTAGCACTTGCATAGACGTTAGCTTGCACCACTTGATAACTTTCTTAACTGAATCACGTTTATCAACGATTGTAATACCTGCCATGTCTAGCATTTCTTGGTCTGGCAACTCATCTTCAAATGCACTTGAACCATCAGATAACATCACTAGCTTGACTGATTTATGTTCTGTATAAAAGAACTCTGCTATGCGTATATCTTCTTTAGTGACCCATTCAGCATTACTATCACCTGTGCCACGTTGATTAAATCCTTGACCATCATCAGCATCTGGGTACATCTTTTTAAACTGTGCTTTAGGTATAACAGTAGTGATTAATACTTTCTCTGCATCTGAACCATCAGGCAATACAGAGTTAGGGTCAAAGTAAACAGTAAATGGATTATCAATAGGCTTAATGTAAATCTCTTGGTCAAATGAATCATCACGTACATAGTCTGTAGTAATGCGCCAATATCCCCATCCCATGCGTACTGCGAAATCAAAGGCATTGTCATACGCTTGGTCAGCATCAGATTGAACTTCAATGTGTCTGAATATACCTGTGATTATCTCTGCCATCTTTGCATCAGAGCTTGTGTTCATGCCATGCGCTTTCATGCGTGGTCTTTGTTGTCTTTGCTGATTGGCTATTTGCCGACAATAAGCATCAACTTTGTTAATCGTTAAACAAGGTCTCGCTTCTAAGGTGCGTGAGTTTTGTATCTCGGTTGGCCATTGGTCACCAGCAGCAAACTTTAAATCTTCTAGTGCTTCACTACGATTATTAGAATCAGCATCAGCAGCTAAACGTAAGAACTCTTTTGCATCACTAATGCGTTTGTCATCTTCTAAGTTAGATTCTTTTGCCATTGTCAGCCCATCCATGATGCAGGTTGCATATAATTTTGTTTAGGTTTCTTACGTTCTTTTGTATCTTGTATCATCAAGCCAATGTATCTAAAAGCGTCAGCACCATGAGAATATACATCATGTAGCGGTGTTCTACTAAACTGTTTGGTATCAGGGTCAACATCATACTTATAGTGTCTCAAGCATTGTAAACCTTCATCACAGTTTTCTCTATCAAAATAGCATTTAGAGAATATAGTTCTTGCAGCGTTAATACTATCTACGACTGGCACTCTAGGTAATACATTAGTCTTAAAGCCAGCACCTCTTACTATTTCCTCAATGCTCTTACCAGTACCTAAGTTTTTATTCTCTGCATCATGCGGTAGATGTAACGTGTCATACACATAACCAAACTTCTGCATCTCTGCTAAATAATAACTGATAGTCTTTTGTGTGTCTTGTATATATCTAATAAGGTGTGTTTCCATCCCTATAAACTGAACAAACCATATAGCGGTGTGGTCAGCCCATCCTAAGTCAAATACAGCATGAACAGGTTTTACAGGGTCGTAAGCCACTCTCGTCACTCTGTTCTGTAGCTCGGCTAACTGCATTTCATTAGCAAAGATAGCACCATCAACGGTTAATCTACATAGACCTTCCCAGACGGTGTTGTAAGCTGCTACATCACGTTCTTTTAATGCGTCTTTCTCTAATCTCAATACTTCTGGAAACCACGGGTTATCATTCCAGTTAATTCTTTGTGTGATGCAGTCTTTAGGTGGATTGACTACAAAACGCTGATATGTCTCATCTGTCTCTAATTCAGGGTTAAACGTAATCCATATCTCTGAACCATCTTTACGAATAGTTGGTATCAATACATTCCAACTACTACGGCTGACGGTCTGGGCTTCCTCTACCCACGCTATGTCTATTGATTCGTAGCTTTTTACGTTAGCAATGTTGTTCTTTAACCCTACAAATGCAAACTCTGTACCATTTGCACCTCTGATGCTTGCTTGTGTCACTTCATAGAATGACGTTAAGTCTAGTGCAAGTATCTGGTCACTCAATAGCTTATGCACAGAGTCTTTTAAAGATGTTTGAAACTCCCTTGCACATAATATGCGTAGTGGGTTCTTAGCACCTAGTATCAGTAAAGCTCTTGCTACGCCCCAACTCTTAGAGCCACCACGACCACCTAGCAAACACTTGTATCTACTTTTCTCAAACAAGCATGAGAGCTTATACGGAAACTCTACCTTTGATAGCTGTTCAGTAACGTCACTCATGTATTGTCCAGTTATATCTATGACTGCCATACTTAACAGTTAATGCTTGTCTAGCAAAACAGTCTCTAGCAATGTCATACACTTTGCCTACACAGAAGTAAAACTGAAACTTGTAAAGTTTAAATATTATCTGCATCAGGTCTAACAAACGTAACTTGTATGCCAGCTAACAATGGTGAGCCATCAGCGTTCTCAATAGCTTGGATGGCCTTCCCATCTACTCTATCAATTAGTTCTTTGACTGCCCATGGTTCTCTAGCAATAGCAGCTTCAATCAATCCATCTACGACATCAT